TGGCAGTCGAAGAAGAATTAATTCCTACTAATCCAGCAAAAGCAATCAAAGCACCTAAGGTTATTTATGTAGGTCAAGCTGCACCAGAGGAACAAGAAATGAAGAAATTTATTTCTTATAATCTTCGTATGATGCATGTCAATGATTTGAAAAAGAAACAACGAGTCTTGTTCTTTTACTTAATGGCAATCACTGGTTGTCGTGCCGGGGAAGCTCTTGCTGCTCGACCTTGTGATTTTGAGAATGGTCAATTTATTATTCGTAGATCCATCGATAAGTATGGCAACATCAACTTAACGAAGTCAGCAGGATTGCGTAAAGATGGTCAAGGTCATCGTGTTGTGCCATTGTCTTTGATGCTTAACAAAATGATCCAAGAGTACATTGAACGTAATGAATTCCAACCTGAGGAAAGAATATTTTCTGTGACTCTTCGTGGAATGAAACATTGGATGGAAAGATGTTGTGATGTGATGAGGATTAAACGATTAACCTTTAGAGATTTTCGAAGATACTTCGCAACTCAATCTTATAAGTTTGGAGTAACTTCCAAAGAAGTGCAGCTTCGATTAGGTCACAAGGTAGAAAAGACTCAAGAGACTTATATCACCTATCAAGACCCCAATGGAGTCGATCATGCCAACACCTTAGAGAAAGAGTTAACTACTCTTTAATGTCTTACTTCAAGAAGAGACAACAATATTATTTAGAAAAACACGACCATGGGTTGATAGCTCCTAGCCAAAAGAAGCTAGAGACCTGTGGTGTGTGTCGAAGACAATTCACAAGAGCGATGATGCTCGATATTACCCAAAAAGCTGGATTAGATTTTAGATGTATCCGATGCTTTAATTCTCAGGGTATCCAATCATACTGGAGACATATTAGAGACCTATTCAGAGGCTCTTAAAACAGGTTTTTTTAGGCTGATCTGACGAGTCTAGCAACCTTTTTTGAGTATTTTGCTTTACGACCCATCCCCACTTTTCTTTTCTTTCTGGTCTCTGCTGAGTATTCGGATGGGGATAGACTCTTGATGACGCTGCTGGGAAGATATCTTTCTCCGGTCTTGGAAGAGGGTTTCCCAGACTTGGTTCTCCACTTTTGCTTTCCCCATCTTTTGAGACTTCTTTGAGACTTTCGAAGAGCCACTATCTGTATCCTCCACCTTTAGCTTTATATCGTTTAGCGAGGAGTTGAGCTTTTCGAGCAGACCATTTACCCGCTGGTGTTCCTTGGACATTTGACGCTTTGATACTTTCAAATAATTTCTTACGCATGGTAGGCTTGGTGTAATTACCAGCCTTATTTACGCTTGACTTTTTTCTTTGTTTTTTTGCCATAGCTCTGACTCATTGATTTAGCAATAGCCTTACCTCTTCTCTTTTCATAAGAAGATAACTTACCATCTTTATTAAGATCAGATTTTTTTTTATTTATCATATCCAGACTACTTTTTCTTTTTGGGTTTCTTTCCAGCTTTTTTCATAGCCATGGCTGTTGCTGCTTGTTTTTTCATTTTCATTGATTTCTTTTTTCCGTACATGCTTTACTCCTTTGTTGTAATCATGATGGTGACAATCGAAACACATCCAAGATGTACCATCTCCTATACATAAATCTTTACTACAATCTGAGCACTTTCTCAATGCTTCTTTCTGTTGCGTAAATATTCTCCCGGTACAGTGAACTTTCTTTTCTGGGAAGAGTTCGAAGTAGGCTTCTTTTTGCCTAGCTTTTTTTATGTCTTTGAGCGAATTTCCTGGCACTTTCTTTACTTCCAAATCCCCATGCTTTTAAGGCAAGTTTAAGTCTTGTCGGTCTACCTTTTTTATCTTTCAAAGGTCCAGCCATCCCACCAAAACGAGCAGCAAAAGATACTCGTCTTGGATTTGTTCCTGACTTCACAGGTGCTTTAACACCAAACTTTTTTCTCCCGGCTCGGTTTAAACCACCCTTGGGGTTCTGATACTTCTTCGCAACCATTATTAATTAAATAAATTATAAACAATACTTATTGCAATGACCCCTACGACCATCACAACAAACTTACCTTTAGAGTTAAGATTGTTCCACTTTCCTCTAAGGTTGTCGAGTCTTTCCATGACTCTATTCCATTGCTTTCCCATACTCTATCCTTTCTTTTTGATAAGTCCTTTGATACCTGGTGCTGCTCTCACACCTAGAGAAACTGAACAAGCGAGATATAATAAATGAGTATAATACTCAGGGAGTGACTCCAAAATTTGAAACCCTCTTTCTATGTGAGGTTGCATAAAAGGTAAGAAGGCACAGATCGCAGGTATCATCAAGGCTAGTAAAACAAATTCGTCTTTCCAGCTCCCCTTCATTTGATCGACTGCACTTTGTTCCCATTGAATTTTTCCCGCAGCGATGTCTTCCATTCTCTTCTGATTAGCTTTTATCTCAGTCAATTTTAATTCTGACTTTGCTTTCTTTGTCTCTATAAATCCTTTGACTGTATCCCCTACTATATTAGCGATAGGTCCAATTAACATGTTAAACATTTTTCATTCTTTCTGCTAATGCGGAGACCCGGTTGGGGGTCTGTTTAAACCACAAACTATCAATCATCTCCTCGGAACTTTCCACAAATTCACACTTGTTTAAGTGATATAAAAATCTTTTAAATTTGAGAACACGAGGTTTACCTAATTGGAAACACATCTCAACTAGTATCTCAAATGCTTCTTCCGGGATATCTGCTTCATCGATAATCGAGTTGGCATCGTTAATAGCAATATCTAAATCCTTCTCTAATAACTTCATAATGAAGTCATCACTATATTCTACCGTAGGATCGATATCATCATCATCTCTCACAAGGTGACCATACCCAAGAGTGAGGTGACCTAGATGATCCCTATAGCAAATATTTTTTTTTCCTTCGTGCTTGATAACACTATCTTTTAGTCTTTGGTAATTCATAATATTAACTCACATTTATCATTTTCATCTAAATAAACATATAAAAATACTACACCTAAGGCTTTTTGTCTATCGTTCTTGACCCTACGAATAGTCGTTCCATGTTGAGAGTCACTCTTTCTTTTAGCTGCTGTCTTAACATCAACGAGTAATATCTTCTCTTTATTGGGGTCATAAGCAACTAAGTCAAAAGGAGATTGTACACCCATTTTGGTGTAAACAACATACCCTTGTTCGGTGAGCCACTTCAAGGCAACGATCTCAGAAAGATTGCCTTTTAAGTGCTTTTGATCCATCTATAAGATGAGGTCTTTGAGGAGTAAAATCAGATTAGAGAACACGAAAAAACCTATAGTCCATAAGGTTTTTCGTAGCATAGCTACGTCTCTTTCGATGTGGTGTAAATGATTATGGGTAATCTGTTCGAGTCGTTCAGAGATAACAGCAACATTCTTATCAAGTTCTGCTAGTTTATCTCTTTGGGTACTCATGCTGCTTCACTAGGTTTCTTTTTATATTTTAATTCTATGACTTCAGCTCTTAGTTTTCTACTTTTTTCCTTCTCTTCTTCTATCATATCTAGTGCCATATGGTAGGTCTTTTTCATTTCGTTAAATTCTTTTCTTAGTACATGAGCTTCTGAGTCAGTCATATCTTTTCCTCTCTTTAAATAATGTTGATGAGGGTCTAAGTTATTTAATTCCATTTTCTTGTCAATCCTATTTTATTCCAGACAGTGGATTTTCTAATGCTTTCTTTATTTTTAGGTCTAATTCTTTCTCTAATTCTTTAATAGATTGTTCATATAATCTTAACTCATCTCTAGTAGAGTTCTTGATAGAATTAACTAAAGACTCTGTATGCCTGGAGTCTTGCTCAAGTTGCCTTACGTCAGCCTTTAAATCATCTTTAAGTTCTTTTGCAGTAGAAGCTACTAGCTCTACTTCTTCTAAAACCATAGATATTTCACCTTGGAGCATATCTACTTGTTGCTGTACCAAGTCAATTCGTTTGTCAAACCCACTCAGATCTGGAGCTGTATACTCTTGGATCTGTTCTTTCATCGTTAAGTAATCTTTATAAAATTCAAAACCACCCCACAATGCACCAACAGCTGTAGTTCAAGCTGTAATAATTACAAAGATCTTACCACCTTTAAATTTTATACCACCAGGTAATTCTAGTTCTGCCATTGACTGTCTACCATTTCATTGATTGCCAG